GATAATGATCAACCGAAAAGGTTGATTTTCATTATCTAGAAGTAAATTTTCTATTGTAAATTTTCATTATGAAATTAACATTAGAAGTTACTTCTACACACTACCGTGTATAGCGAGTTTATAAGATTTCAAATTTTAGAGTTATCTAATTGTTTACTATCTTACATCCGTTATATACAGGTATGGAGCATCGCTTTCGTGGAATCCCTCGTGGTCTTATAGAACTCGAAGAAATCCCGACGCGACGCTTACGCGAGGAGCGCGTTGTACATATAGACGCCTGGAGCTCAAAAGCTATAGACGCCATCGTACCGCTCTCACTTCGCATCGAACTAGATGGCTGGGCCCGAAGTTATTATACACTTCAAGCGCACATTGATTCAATCATGCAATATGATCGTCCAAAGCTGCCGCAACCCACCAATGCTGCGTGGAACACCACCACACAACACGTCCGAACACAGTTCGCACGGATGGATAAAGTACAGACTCTGTCTTACTTACAACTTGACCAAGTTAAATGGGTCAGATCCTCCGCCGCTGGTTATGGTTACGTTGGTCGCAAAAGCGATAATGATAACTATTTTAGAGCTCGAAAGACTGCTTTCACTATAGCAGAAAAGCTCAACCACGATCGCGACTACGGTCCGCTAGCTCTCGAAGACTCTACACCTGACATAGCGTTCACACGAACACAACTATGCCAAATCAAGGTGAAGAGAAAGATTAGGAATGTTTGGGGAGAGGCGTTTCATTACGTCCTACTTGAAGGTCTGTTCGCAGATCCCATTATTCAGCACTTTATACGGAACAAGTCGTTCTACTTTATTGGAGAAGACCCGCTGCTTGCTGTCCCCCGCCTAGTCGAGAAGATATTATCAGAACAAGACTACGTCTACATGTTTGACTGGTCTGGTTTCGATGCCTCAGTACAAGAATGGGAAATTCGTTTTGCCTTTTCGTTACTTGAGAGTATCCTGATCTTTCCCTCAAGTGTCGAATCTTACATTTGGCATTTCATTATTGAGCTGTTCATCTACCGCAAGATAGCCGCACCCAATGGCAAGGTATACCTTAAAACTTTAGGAATACCATCTGGTAGCTGTTTCACGAACATTATTGGAAGTATCGTTAACTACGTTCGCATCCAGTATCTGTTCTTCCGACTCACCAACAACTTCGTAACTGTTTTCACACACGGTGACGATAGCCTGGTCGGAGTATCAACTACTCAATACGTTCAGATGGACAATTTTGAACCCATCTGTGCTGAACACAATTGGACGATTAACATCGCCAAATCTGCTGTCTCGCATGAAGCTGAAGGGGTATCCTTCTTAAGCCGAAAAGTCCGTGAGCACTGCCATGCCCGTGACGAATTACTCTGCCTTCGAATGCTCAAATTTCCAGAATACGTCGTAGAATCTGGCGCAATGTCAACTTTGCGTGCACATTCCATTCACCAAGACGCTGGAATCAATTCCCGTTACTTGTATTCAATATACAAATACCTTTTACACAGGTACGGAAAAGCTGACTCCCTGCCTCTGAACCAACAGAACTGGGACCCTCTAGAGTACGAGAACCTACGTGTTTCTTTTGCTACTCAAAACTATGAATAATGTAATGATGTTTATCAATACACTGTTTGTTGTCAACCAACCGAATATTTTATGTATTTAAATTTACATAGAATGTGGGTTAGGAGCCTGATCACTCCTAACCCCTCTGATC